AACCATTGCTCAATAGCTGGAAATGATTCGAAAAGCTCTTTCTTTGTCTTAAACTTTTGATTAAAGGGAGCTCCTGATGATGAGGAAAAATCTAAACGATCTCTGGCTTCTTGGTAACTCAATACTCGCGCACCTTGCATATAAAATCCAAAGTGCTTTGTTGTGTATTCCCAGGCCAAGTTCATACGTTTAACTTGAATCTTTGACATTGGTAACACGTTTTTCGCATATTTTGCCAGCGACTTGTAAGATGCCTCTGAGTTGGGTTGTGGTAACCCCCAACTCTTAGGAATATCATACCCTTGTTCGTCCATAAAACAACGAACTTGGGGATCCATAACACGCTTGTTTGTGTAGCGTGGATTCCTCTGGATCATTGCAACAATAGGAAAATCATCACAGTTTAAATGTTGATCATGTTCTTCAGAAACAAAAGCTATTTCTGAAAATACTGCCCCCCCCTTCTCCTGAAATTCTTCAGGATACCGCTGCCAAAATGGCTGTTCCACTAATTGGCTGGGCAGGGGAGGGCTGACTGAAAAGCCAAGCCAGTATGCAACACTGTATCTGTGTCTGTTCGAGCCTGGTCAAGGAAGGCTTCATCAACTACTTCAAAACGACCAAAATCTTTCCCATTGCCATGAGTCCAAAAACCGACAATATTACCGTCTTGATTTAAGACGGGGGAAGTACAATCTCCATCACGTGTTCTCGCATTACACCAACCTAACGGTGAAGCAAAGCCGACCACTGCTTCTGGCTCTGTGGAGTTGCCTCCACCAAAGCCGTATACAGTGACTATTGCTGCATCTCCCATTTTCTTAAAGTTTTTGGTTTTAAAAGGGGATGGAATTCCATTCACTTCAAAGTAACAAATTTCCTTGTTTACAATGGTCATGGTTTTCCAATCTAGCGTTAAATTGCGCACGTGATTGGCAGCAGTGTAACTTGCTGTCGCATCCTCAGAAAGCGCATGTAAAACGGTATAAAGCCTGTTTCCCACATGCGTAGCAGTACAACGATATTGACCATTAACAAAAAACTTATAAATACCAGTTGCTAACTTACTCGGATTGAAGGCTTGTGGTTTTAAATTAGCCACACCTCTCGCCATCGCGAGATTCGCCTGATTCAAGAAATTCTTCACATCCGACTGCTTTACAACAACCTTTCGAGTTTTAGCTTTTTGAATCGCACGTTGTTTGACTGGATCTACACTTGCCATCTGTTTCCTTTTGGCCGCTTCCTGCACTGCTTGACGGTACATATTATAGGCATCACGAGATTCATAATCATCCATGTGACCGCCTTTACGATAGGAACCGTTGTATTCGTCGTCAACTTCTTTATTCCAGGCTTTCCACCTAGAACTTTCATGCTCATCCCAACGTTGTTGGTATTCATCGGCAGCATCAAACATATCCTCAGCCCAGTGCTCATCAAGATCACCTTCTTCCTCAGGGGATTTCTCCTGCCCACTGGATTTCATAAATTTCTTTTTATCTTTGGCCGCTTGACGACGACGCTTAACACGTAAACCTCTGCTCTTTTTACCCTGAGCTGAGGTTTCCAGGACCACTTCATCTTTCAACAAGTGATTGGCACCAAAACCTATGCCACACGACAAGGCTACGGCAACCACCAAGCCCAAGATCATTTTAGCATAATTTTCCTCAATAAATGTAGATACTGTTTCAGCGGCTGAATCCACTTGGAACTGACGCATAATATCCGGCTCAATGTCCTCAATAACAACAACAGGTTGAAAATCATAAACATAATCGTAAACAAATTCACACACTGAAGTTACCAGCCTCTTCAAAAGGCGGGAACTCTGCGGTTTTAGAACCGTTGTTGTTTGGGTCACATTGTTTGAAGCCATGGAGTCATCCAATGCTTGCGTAATGACTTCTTCATCAGTTTTTCCAACTGTTTCAGGCTGATGTCTAAACAAC